TACAGCGTTTGATTTGTGCATCGTACCAATTCCTTTGACGAGGGTTCCCGTATAACGTGGGCTTTCCACGCGAGGGGCAACTCCAACTGTGTCGGGAACCGAGGGATACTCTTCGGCACTCCCGCGTCGATAATGTCGGTTATCGAGACGGACAGTCCTAATCTTGCGAGATACATTTTTTCTTCGCATACTTTTTTTCTTTCTTCCGGAGACATCATAAGCCAGCGATCCATATACCATACCCATTAAAAAACTCCTGCCATTTGAAGATATATTATACCAAAAAACAGCAGGAGTGTCAAGAAATATTTTTAGATGTCGTTTATTTCTTCGCCAGTTTTATGTTCTTCTTGTTCTCTCTCATCTGGCGTGAGAGCTGTATCTGGCCCAATCTTTAGACTTTCCCAGTTCATTGTAGAAGTGAATGTTCCCATTTTACCACTTCTCATTTTAGTACAATTAAATGACATAATTGCATCTTCAGTCTTCCACGTATCAATCGTGAAAGCTGCATCAGCCGCATCAAGAATACCTTTGGCAAAGCGAGCTTCGCCTGTTGCATCAATCTGATACGGACTGTAAACTGGTACTTCATATTCCTGAGCCATAGACTTCAATGCTTTACTTACCTCTATCTGCTCAGTCCAGTCATACTGTCCTGCGCGGGATGGTAGGTTGGAACGCTTTACTTGGTTGATGTAGTCTACAATGACTACTCCAACCTCCATTGCACTTTTTACTTTTTTATCCAACTCAGCGCGAATCTTTGAGATAGTAAGAGATGCATCATAAACTACATCCAACTGTTGAGTCGGGAGAAGCTCACAGTTAGTCTTGAGTTCGTAGTGCAATCTGTCAAAGTCACGATGATCGTGATACTCTCTCAGCTTTTCGTCTGCATCGACAAAACGATTCGCCCACCAAGCTGCTACAGTTTCCCACTCAGTCACACTGAGCGTGCGCTTACGAAGTTTATCGTGAGCAATACCTGTGGCAATGGCACAACATCTTTGTAAAATCTCACGACTATCCATCTCAATTGTGAAATAGATTGCCGACTTTCCACTTTCGAATACATTGTTAGCTATGTTACAGCATGTAATGGATTTTCCTGCCCCGCGTCGACCCCCGACAAGAATCAAGTCTCGGGGAGAAAACTTGAACTCATCATCAAATGCGGTGTTGAGACCCAAAGGCAAGTACTTATCCAGCTCCTCATCTGGCGGAAACAGGGAAATACGTTGCATACTTTCCTGCGGTTGTTCTAGCTCTACTTTTTCTTCAATGTCTAGAACAATCTGATGTAGATGAGATACTGACTCCTCAGCATCTTCAAACGAGATGGAGGAGTCAATATAGGTTTCAAGAGAGTACAGAATCTCTTTCTGAGTGTACTCATTCTTGAGATACTGAAGCAACATCGAAGGGTCTGCTTCAACATCAAGTGCTTCAATGGCGAGAAGTTTATCTCTTGAAGCTGTGTCTCGGATTTCAAACTTAAGATCCTCGAATGTGGGAACTTTATGAAATTTCTGAGAATGCCCGTCAATTATAGAAAAGAGGGTATGGTATTCAGTAGGAAGATAGTGTTTACGCAAGTAACTCCAGGTATCAGCATCCTGGAGCATGATAATCTGTTTGATTAATGCGCTAGATATATTCACTTGTTCCCCGAAACACAAAAAAGCAACCGCAGCAAACGCCACGGTTGCGGAAAAGAAAGACTACTTAGGAAGCGGCCTTCTCTTTTCGAGCTGCACCGTCGTAGTCAGAAGCTGACAATCCACGACGAGTAAGCATAGTCTTGACACCGCGAGCAGTCTTGCCGATTGCTTCTGCGATCTCTTCAACAGTCATTCCTGACACGTCACCGAGGTCAGCCAAAGGATCTTCCTTAGCGCCACCCTTGGTGTGCTCTTGACGAGGAATAGCGTTGATCTCACCTGAGCGAAGAAGGCTCAAAGCCTTGCCTCGAACAGAGTTTACAGAGCGATCAAGAGCGTCTGCAATAGCTTCAACGAACGCACCGTCGTTTACCATAGCGATAAACTGCTCTTCCTCTTCGGGAGAGTAAGTACGAACAGTCTCAACCTTAGGAGCAGGCTTGACATGATCGGTCAGTTCCATAGACAAAATCTTGCCTTGGATAGACTTGGCAGAGAAAGCTCCGCCTTCAAAGTTTTCAGCGATTTGAGCGTAAGTAAACTCACCGCTGTTATCTTGCACAAAAGTTGCAAGAGTTGCTTCTTGATCTGCGCTGAAAGCGCGGTTAGATCGTGAAGAAGCGAGCTCTACTTCGTAGCCCATCTTTCGCAGCTTGCTAGAGATAGAACGAGTAGAGGTCTCAAGCTCTTCTGCTGCTTCAGCAACAGTGTCTTGAGATACGGGGCTCTCGGAACCCACAAAGTTAGTCAGAGCGGCAGTACGCTCATCAGTCCACTTGGGAAGTGCCATATTTTTTCTCCAAATAGGATTGTAAATCCGTGATTATTTCAATGCCAGATTCTCTGGCCTGTTTAGTTTTTGCCGATTCAATACCGCTTTCATTTACTAGAATCGTTACATCCTTGGTTAGACTCGTTTTCACTTTGTAACCAAGAGTAGTTAGCCTGGCGCCTGCATCAGCCTTAGTCTTAAAACTCTTCAGCTTACCACTAATGCAAACTACGCCCTGATCAAAATGCATAGGCAGAATCACCGAGCGTAAAAACTTCATATCAAATGGAAGGCATCCATCGTAGAAGCAATAAAACTCACTATCTAACCAGTTGCATAGATTCTCGGTTGCTTTTGGGCCTAATCCGGCACGCTCACAAGTGTCTGCATTTATTTCAGTAATTGACGTAACAGTCTCAGACAGCTTCTTCGTTGCCGATTTTCCGATCAGTGGGATACCAAAAGCAGGTAATACCAAATCAAGAGGAGCTGAAGCAGAGTTTTGAATCTCGTTATACAACTTTGTACCGAGCTTCTCTCCCAGCTTTTCGCAAAGATCATCCAGACTCCATATATAGATTTCATCGAAATCAAATATATTCAGCTTCTCTATAGTTGCGGGGCCAAGCCCCTTGATCTTCAGAGTCTTTGCAAAATGCTCGAGTTTCTTTTGCTTCTGTGCTACACAGTTACCACTGTGACAATACAACAAATCATTAACCACAGCAAGCGTACTACCACAAGACGGACACTCCGTAGGTGGTACGATTTCTCTTAGCATTTAAAGTTCTCCAAAAATGTAAAATATATTATACGGAAATGCGAGGTAAAAGTCAAGAACTATTTTTTGGCAGGTCTACTCTGCGAACGATTCGCGGAATAATATCGCCACTACGTATTACCTCTACAGTGCAGCCTATCTCTAGCTCCAGGCTGCGAATGTACTCGATATTGTGTAGTGTTGCCCTACCCACAAGAGCACCATCCACTTCGACAGGGGAAAGAATAGCAACCGGGCTGACTATACCCGACTTACCAATCTGCCACACAACATCGAGCAATTCTGTATGTACACCCTCCTTTCGCTCTTTAAAAGCAAAAGCGCCACGAGGATGGTGAGCTGTATGTCCCAATCGCTTAAAGACTTTCTGATCGTCAGCACGGTACACTTTCCCATCAGTAGGATAAAGTGAAGCGTCGAATGTGGTAACAACATTAAAGTCTAGATGGGCCAACACCTTCATTGCCATCTTATACTGAGAGTAGTCCATCTCAGAAGATTGGATGTCATAGGCTACAAATGTTAGAGGACGCAGAGCGAACTCTGCAAGACTCTTCAATCCGAGCGACCCCGAGGCAACATTCCGGCTGTTGGGAACATCAGAGGGGCAAACGACTTCACCAGTAATAAAAACCTCGCCCGTAAGGACGATTTTCTCAGGGACTAGCATAGACAGTTTGTCGGTAATATCTCGGCCAATATTACCATCACCTCTGGTTAATCCGAGTGCAAGGTGTCCATTTACATATAGTAAAGACACTGCTGCCCCATCCAACTTGGGAGTAACAATAACATCGCTACCCTCTTCCAAGTAGTTTGGAGCATCATCTAAATCAAAGAACTTCTGCAAGGAATACATTTTATGAGCGTGAGGGACACCATCAGTAATGGTATGTCCTACACTGTGTAAATTATACTTTGCTATAAGTGCATCATACTCATCGTCCGAGATTATCGGGTAGCCAGAGTAATATGCAAGATTACACTTTTCAATAAAATCGTTCATACATTCTCCCACTCAGAGATATATTATACTGAAAAATGACAGAAAAGTCAAGAACTATTTTATGTATAGGTTTCGAAGAATGTCCGAGAAGTGCTCTTCAAGTATATCTTTACTCTCGGCTAGTGACAGAATCTCTGTAAGTCCTATAAAGAGTTCCCTGGAATTTTTAAAATCAATTGGCATGGCAACTCCATCGGATGAAGGTCGCCACTCTTCTTCAAAATCAAGGTAATACTTTCTTAGGTGTAGGTATTCTGTACCACGAAAAGAATTCACACTTAATCTGATTTGAACTTCATGTTCTTCATTGTAGTGAATTACTCGCTCATACATGGGAGGAGCTTCGTGTAGATTCATCTTCGCGTACCATTCTGTAAAACCGAAGATAATCCAATAACACTGGTTACATTCTCTGGTTTTAGTAAGCGATAAGAATCAGTATCCCAACAGAATAACAATAAAGTCTCTGGGGATTCTTTTGCCCTATTCTTTTTCTTTTGAATGTATGGTGTGGAGAAATCCAAGGTGCATACATTATATTTTAACTTACCAGAGTTTTCACTTCGATAAGTAATTATTGCATCACCATACTCATTTACAAGGTCTGCTAATTCCTCTTTTTTCACAAATACTCCTTAGGTAGCAGGTCAGTAAAATTTTTTACTTTGCCGAACTCTAAGGTTGTTTCTGTAAGTAGCAGAAAACCACTCTCCCGAAAGAGAGTGGCTTAATTAAATTTTTTAGTTTGAGTTTACGTTACCAATAACTGTAGTAAAGTATTGAGCTGCTTTGCCTGTCAGCTTTGAGATTACATCCTCATCAACTTCTTGGCCTGCATCTGAAATAGCCGCAATAAGTGACTCTTGTGCGGCAGCCTTGGATACTCGACCCCCGCCGCTACCACCACTCGTGCCAGTCTTGCTGCCACCAGAAGCGGGGCTCTTCTTTACATAAACTCCGGCTTTGGTAAGAATCATACGAACACCATTTGGTGACTCTTCAAGCTCCTCTGCGATTGCTTTTACAATCTCCATGGAGGTCTCAGGAGTCGGGTCTTGATCTTCGTACATAGATACTGCTTGTGCTTTCTTGTCGTCGTCCCACGCCATTCTGCGTTTCCTCTTTTTGTTTCGTGAACCTGGGCAAAGACCCAGAACTTGTAGTTGCTGTAAATAAAATCGGTCAGACATTTCTTTCCTCATTTTCAAGACTATATTATAGTATGAAAATAACAAAAATGTCAAGAACTATTTTTAAATACGTGATAGATCAACCCCATATTCTTCCAAATGAGTGAGCTTTCCCAGATCGTATGCAAGCTGTGTTGCAGTAAAACCACCCCCAGTAGCAGTAGTCCAACGATCACTGTAATCATCATCAATTTTTTCAATCACCCAGATATTGTATGCTTTACTACCATACTTCTTTTCGTAGTTTACATCTTTGATTCCAGGTTTTTCTGCCTGATAATCTATTGACAACTCATGTTTAATTATAGCAGGGCCGTGATACTTAGCTGACCACACTATCTCTCCATCAGCAAAATTTTCTGCAACGCACTCCTCTGGGAGATAGTCGTATGCTCCTTCTCCTTTTTGGGGAACTCCTGTACGTTCGATAATGGCTTTGACAAATCCTGAGGATCTGTACAACCCCGCTGCGATTTCTGAGATCGTATCGCCGGATAAGAATCTAGTAACCGCATCAGCCACTTCGTCTTTGGTGGCCGATTTACCTTTGTTTTGTGACTTCCTTTTTTCGCGATACGCTTTCGTTTCTTCAAACTCATCAATTATTCTCTGTAGCCGTGTTGTATTGTATGATATATTCAGGATACCACAGGCTTCCTTCTTTGAGATTGGGGAAGTACCACTCAGTAGACCGATCACTTTCTGTATATTGGTGTCGGATAAGTTCTCGTGATCTCTTTTCTTTATTCTCCTCATTATTGGTCGCCACTAGTCAAATCCTGTACCATACCAAACTGTTT